GTTCCTTCTTTGTATGGCCATCCTTTATCTTCGCCCGGTGTTTTGGTAATGATACCTTTTTTAGGGTTGAAATAACCCAAAGGAATTTCGTTAACTTCTAAAAGTTCGCCCATTGCATCAACATCAAACAACTCAATTAATGTAGTGCCTTGAAAACGTGCCATTAAAATAAGGCGTACCAATTCTTCAAACCAAGTGCGCTCAAAAAGTTTGCTTAATTCTTCGTTTTCTTCGCCACTTTCATTAACTATTTTAAAAGTAGAACGCTGACAAAATAAAATTCGTGAGTCAATTACGGATGCAAGGTGGTTGTCTAAAAGTAGGTTTTCATATAAAGTCCTTAAACCAGAACGGTCGGGATTTTCGGGGTCGGTTGCTAATTGTATGGCACTTTTCCATTCTGCAAGATTTTTAGATTGCATCGTTACCGATTCATACTCTAATTGCTCGGAATAGTTTTTACTTGAATTACTGGCCTCTGCAACTACTTTTAGTTTTCGAGGGTCTGCATTTCGTAAAATTCGATTTTCAAGTGCTGTATAGACGGTTTTAAAAGGATTTTCCATTATATGTAAAAGTTTGGATTGGATAAATTGCCCGAAATAGAATTACTTACAATAGTTCCAGAAGCATCTACTGCAGACGGAACTCCGTCAAGTCGAATGATGCCCGTTGCAATTTCTTTAAGCGTTTTCATTGCCTCATCATATTGCTCTTTATAATCGTTTGGCACTTTTCGAGCGGCGTTTCTTCTAATTAATTTGTATAAAACGAGCTTTGCCAAAATCTCTTTTAGCACTTCGTTTTCAATCGGGCTGTCTTCGTCAAAAATTGTATTGACATTATACCTAGTCCCGAGATATGTTTTTATGACTGCAATTTGAGTTAACTCAATTTGGTTTAAAATATCATCATCGTTTTGGGAACTCTCATCTATAAAACGTTCTTGTGCGTGACTAATCAAATAATCTTTATCAATATAAATCATATACGTTCGTTTTTTGGGCGCATTTGCCCTGATTTGTAATTACTGTTTTCAGAACCTGCAAACGTTACATACTTTTCGCACTCGTCTGTAACTCCTTTTTTAGCATCGGGATAATCATCTTTTGAGTTGTATCCGGGTTCAATTCCATAAAGTTGTGCCATCGCTACTTGATGATCCTTTTTATGTTTTAATTTTTCGCTATAAAAGAAACGCCCATTTTGATAGTACGGTTGTAATTGTAGCATCCTATCATATTTATTGGCACGTGGTCGGTCTCTTTTAATGATGTTTAAACGGCAATTAAATAACCTTTCGGCATCACGAATAGCACCTTCTACGGCATCATTCCAAAACTGGCTTTCAAACACCCAATGCACTATAACCGTTTCGGGTAATGATTTTTGAAATTGACACATATACGCTAAAGCTTCGTGCATTTTACATTGTTTTACAAAACAATCAATTTCCCAAAAATCTCGCTCTTTTAAGCCCTGTACTACAATAGCATTATAATCGGAACTTTGAGTTCCTGAATAAGCAACATCCCAATAACCAAAAATTATCTTGAAGGAATTTAGTTTTGGCAATGGTGCGTACTGGATGTCTTCGGCCTTAAAAATTGTACCTTCAATATGCGGTTTATTGTTGTACTCTGCATTGGCGGCTAACACTCCAATATCCTCCTCTACGGCTTTAAAATAGTCGCTTGAATATTTTGCTTTCCACACAGGCTCATAGGTTACAGGATCGTATGCACCAACACGATGAACCCACCAATTAGGGTGTAACTCCTGTAAAATTGTTTGCACCATTTTGGGAGCAAATCGGTTGTTTGAGTGAATGTATCTTCTTATTTCGCCATCCATTGTTGGAATTAAATCCCGCTCAATCCAACGAGCCATTTTTAACTGGCGTACTTCGTTTGCGTTCAAATCTTTGGTTTCAATATCATCTGGTACAATATGAGTAGGACGTTTGTTTTTAACACGCAAACCCCTTACAGATTGTCCCATACCCAAAGACTGACCGATAAACCCACCTTTAGTAATGAAAAAACCATCTTCCCAACTCCCTTGATTGTATTGCTCACCAAAGTCATTAATGATTTGCGGATTGGTTTCAAATTCGGCTCTTATATCCTCTAAAAGTTGTTTGCCTCTGTCGGCATTGTTTCCAACAACAATTAAGTAAACAGGCTCTCCGTTTAGCCATAACCAATACGGTATAAGCACACAGTTTACAACAGATTTTGCGGAAGCTCGTCCCCATTCACAAAACGCTTTTATCGTTTTTTCACGCTTTATTTTATTGGCAAATTCAATATGAAAGTCGGGAGTTTCGGCAGTAGCATAATGCGGGAAGTATCGTTGAACCATAAAGCTAAAACTCTTTTTTGCCATTTCAATAGCTTCACGCTTTTCCTTATCGGTCTCAAATGGATTTACATTTGAAAACGAACGTGAAAGTTCGAGCTTCTTTTTATAGCGTTCGAGAGCGGCTTTATCGTTTCTTTTCATCTACTTTCATTATTTTTTTATCTGCCGTATGGCTAACTTTATTTTCTTGAAAATTGTAAAAAAGCCCAGTAATTACACTTACTCTATACAACCCATTGCGTAGGCGTTTTTCTTTTACAATTTGTCCTACTTCAAAGCCAGCTCCTTTTTTTAATAAGTGAGAGCCAACGTTTAAATAGTATTGTTTTAATGGTGCCCTATGTATCATAAGGTTCAAAATAATCTTTAATAATGTCATCCTAATTTGATTGATATAGTTGATAAATGAGACTCTTGAAAGTCTAAAGTTTTTAAGTATATGTTTTTATCGTAATGCTCAAGATTTTTAAATACATCCGTCATTACCTCAAGATAAACGCCTAATGAAATTTTGTTATCACTATCCATTCGCTCAAGTGCTTTGGTTTGTATGGCAACTTCTTGAGATATGGACGCAGATTGTTGGCGTAGTGCAATTACTAGCCTTTTGTCTCCTTCTGCTTTAGCCAATTTAACTTCAATATTAATTTCAAGTTGTTGCTCCGTTAGTTCGCTGATGAGTTCCTTGATTTTTGAAGCCCTATTTTGTGAGCTATTCATATTGGCATCACGCACGGACTTCCAATTGCCTTTTTCAACCCAGTCGCCAATAGTCTTTTCAGAAACATTTACTATTTCTGAAATGGCTTTCGCAGTAAATCCTTGATTTGTGTAGTAATCAAAAGCGATTCTTTTCTCTTTTTCCTTTGCCATACTGTTATTTCTATGGTACAAAGTTGTTGTAATCAGCCGTAAAAATTCAATCGGCTTTACAATTCAGTATCTGTATTTAACTAATTCATTAATCGTGTGTTACTGATTAGGAACGTTCTTTTTTTTACCCTGTGTTAAAACCTAAACTTTGTCATCTCAAAAAGGATAAAAAACTAAAATTTAATGCCGAAACCTAGAACATTTATAGAAGCGTCTGCAAGTGGAACAACTGGAACCATCAGAATTGTTGACCGTATTAGTGAATACTCCCAAAGTTCATCTTCTACGATTAAAACAATTGTTGATGAGTATTTAAAAACGGGTGTTGTCGATGTGGAAGTGTATATAAATAGTGCTGGCGGAAATTGTTTTGAAGCTACAGAAATGTGCAACGATTTGAAACGACTACCAAAGGTTACTATTAAAATTGGTTCGGTTGCCGCTTCTGCTGCAACCTATTTTATGACACAGTTTCCAAGTGTCGCTTTTCCAAATTCTCAAATTATGATCCATCGTCCAAAGTTGGGAACTTATGGCGATGTCATCACTATTAAGGCGGATTTGAAATTGTTAGAAAACACAACCGAAGATTACAAAACTGCTTATTCAACTAAAATGAATAAGACAGTCGAACAAATCGAGGAGTTTTTTGCTCAAGGCGATTATTGGATGACCGCAAATGAAGCCAAAGCTCAAGGATTGTTGGACACGATTTTAGACCAAACGGAGGAGGTAACAGCCGAAAGTATAAAAATACTTGAGGCGGTTGCCGCTCCTGTGATTCCTGTAATTAATAACGAAAACCATAAAAAAATGGAAAGAAAACAACTGATTAGTAGATTAAAACTTTCGGCAGATGCAACCGATGCGGAAATCGATGCGGCTTTAACAGCTCTTGAAGCTAAAGCGTCCAAAACGGACACTTTGGAGGCAAGTGTAAAAGCAAATCAAGAAGCACAGGCAACCGCATTGGTAGATCAGGCAATTTTAGACAAAAAAATTACAGCCGATCTAAAAGACAACTACTTAAAATTAGCAAATGCTGATTTTGAAGGGACAAAGACAATTCTTAATGCTATGCAAGGAGTTACTAAAATTTCTGCGGAAATAGAAGAAACTGGAGCATCGGCTACAGGTCGTGAAAAATGGACTTTAGAAGATTTTCAAAACAACGACCCTGAGGCATTGATGGAAATAATGTCTAAAGAACCTGAAAGATTTAAAAAACTCGAAGCGGCTTACTTCGGTTAAATCGGTTATTCCATAAGTCAAAAAATTATAAAAAAGTAAGTAAAACTAAAATTTAGAAAAATGAAAAATCAATTAAAAGGACTGTTTAAAGTCGTGTTTTTATTAGCCCTGTGTTTGGGTGCATCTTTGGTGGCGAATGCCATTGGTATGAATGACCATCACACACAAATGGCGGCTGTAACTCCTGTTGCATTACCAGTATTAAACCAAACTGCAGAAAAAGAA